GCGGCGGCGACAACCCGCACTTACGGCTTCATCTTTTAGGGACACACGAACATGGCGGCTGTAACAGGCTCATTCACCGCGACCGGCAACGGCACTGCGGCGACTCCGAACAAGCACGGGCGCAATCCCGAAAAGGTCAATGTCTCGGTATCGGGAACCTTTGTCGGGACTGCCGTGCTGGAGCGCAGCTTCGACGGCGGCACGACCTACATCGCGGTGCTTCGCCCCGGCGGCAACGCGGCGGTCAGCTACACCGCCCCGTCAAGCGAGGTATTGGAGGAGCCGGAGAAGAATGTTTTGTGGCGCGTGCGCTGCTCGGACTTCACGTCCGGGACCATCGACTACCGGATATCGAATAGCTGACGCCGATGAATAAAATACGGGCCAACAATTTCGATGAGCAGCGCGGGCGCGGGCGCCCAAAGGGCTCCCCGAACAAGATCACGCGTCAGGCCAAGGATATGATTGCCGCCGCTGCTGAGGGGCTGGGCGGATTGGACCGGCTGATCGAATGGGCGAAGGAATCGCCCGACAACGAGCGGGCATTCTGGATGAGCATTTATCCCAAGCTGGTCCCGCTCCAGGTGAACGGAACCCATGATGTCTCAGTCGTGGATAGAACCGAGCAGCTACGGCGAGCTAAGGAAGAGGTTCGAGCGATATTTGGCGAGCGGGCGGGCGGACTTGGCCTATGCGCTGATGGCGGAGGCTTGCCGCACTGATTTGTGGTTTCTGCTGCGCTACGGATTGAAGCGGGCGGATTGCGACAACGACTGGGTGTTTGACCGCTGCCGCGAGGTTCAGAGCGCGCCTGACGGCTACTTGGACCTGTGGGCGCGCGAGCATTACAAATCGACCATCATTACCTACGCGCTGACGATTCAGGACATTCTCAACAATCCTGAGGCCACAGTCGGCATATTCTCGCACACGCGACCGATTGCCAAGGGATTCCTTCGGCAGATCAAGCGCGAGTTCGAGTTCAACGAGACGCTGAAAAGCTGGTTTCCCGACATATTGTGGGAAAACCCGGCCAAGGAAGCGCCCAAGTGGAGCGAGGACGACGGGATTGTCGTCAAGCGGCGGTCGAACCCGAAGGAGGCGACGGTCGAGGCATGGGGTGTGGTGGACGGCCAGCCCACATCGAAGCACTTTCAAAAACTGGTCTATGACGATCTTGTCACGCGGGAGTCGGTGACGACCCCGGAGATGATCGCCAAGACCACGGAAGCGGTGGCGCTGAGCTTCAACCTCGGCGCGCACGGCGGGACGCGGCGCTTCATCGGAACGCGATACCATTACAACGACACCTACCGGACACTGATCGAGCGCGGGACGGTCAAGCCCCGCATCTACGCTGCAACGAAGGACGGCCAAGTCGAGGGTGAGCCGGTGTTCCTCACCCGCGAGGAGCTTGCCGACAAGCGCCGCGACATGGGGCCGTATGTGTTCGGGTGCCAGATGCTTCAGAACCCGAAGGCCGACGAGACGCAGGGCTTCAAGTCCGAATGGCTGCGCTGGGCGATGGCGTCACAGGCCGAGAACATGAACGTCTATATCGTTCTCGACCCGGCGAGCGCGAAGAAGAAGGATTCGGACTACACGGCGGGCTGGGTTCTGGGGCTGGCCTCGGATCGCAACATCTACGTGCTGGACATGGTGCGGGATCGGTTGTCTCTCACCCAACGGGCGGACATGGTGATGAGCTGGCACCGCCGCTGGCAGCCGATTGCCGTGGGTTACGAGCATTATGGGATGCAGGCGGACATCGAGCATATCCGCGACCGGCAGGAACGCGAGAATTACAGATTCAACATCATCCCGCTGGGCGGTTCGATGCCCAAGGTGGACCGCATCCGGCGGCTGATCCCGTGGTTCGAGCAGGGGCGCATCTTCATGCCCCAGGCGTTGACGAAGACGAATTACGAAGGCGCTCCGGTCGATCTGGTCCGCACCTTCGTTGACGAGGAATATGAGGCGTTCCCCGTCGCCGCGCATGACGACATGCTCGATAGCCTCGCACGCATACTGGACGACGACATGCCCGCATCGTGGCCGATGGCTTACGACGGGGATCAACACATTGCGCCCGAGCGGGGACGTTCGCAAGCGACGGGTTACTAGGAGGATTACATGGGCACTACCAATTTCGATATCGTTGCGGCCAATTCGTTCAGCGGGCCGCAATCGGGAACGACCGTGACCGCAAGCACCAGCCTGACGGTTGGCGGCGGCACCGCGATCACCAAGATCGTGGTCTATTCGCAGACCATCACGCCCGCCTCGGTGGCGGCGGCGACGGTTGCCGAGCAGACCTTCACCGTCACTGGCCTGACGACCGCCGACAAGGTGATCGTCAATCACGCGGCGACCGGGAATGCCACGGGCATTGCCGGGGTTCGGGTGTCGGCGGCCGACACGCTGGCGATCTCGTTCGTCAACCCGACCGCTGGTGCGCTGGTTCCGGGCGCGGGCACGTACAATATCGTAGCCATCCGCAGCTAAAGTGGACGAGGCCCTTCCCCCTGACGAAATGCCGGTGGAGCAGATGGTGCAGCCCTCGCCATTGCAGCGTCTTGCCGCGCTCGCTCAGGCGGAAGGGGATATCAGCTCGCTCTTCTCGGCGACCGAGCTTGGCAAGATCGGGGCCGATGTCGTTGCCGACTATCAGCGCGACGAGACCGACCGCGAGGAATGGAAGGACAAGGTTGAGCGGGCGCTGAAGGCCGCCGCCCAGGAAGAGGCCGGGGAAAAGACGTATCCGTGGGAAAACGCGGCCAACGTCAAATATCCGATGCTCACCGTGGCGGCACTGCAGTTCAACGCGCGAGCCTATCCGGCGATTGTCAAGGGCGACGAGGCGGTTAGCGTCAAGGTTGTTGGCAAAGACGCGGGGCTGCCGATGCTCGGCCCCGACGGGCAGCCGATGATGCAGGTGATGACACCGATGGGACCGGGGCAGGTGGCTCCGGGTCCGATGGGGCCGATGGCGTTGGTCGGGAACCAACTGATCCCAGTCACGCCCGACATGCAGCCGCAGCCTATCTGGCAGCGCCCGCCGGGGTTCAAGGCGGCGCGTGCCCAGCGTGTCCGCGACTACATGAACACGGCGATGTTCTACCGTGTCGAGGGTTGGGAAGAGGACACCGACGCCTTGCTGTTGCAGCTGCCGATTGTCGGCTGCGCGTTCCGCAAGGTGTGCGTGAAATCCGACGGCAAGCTGCACATCAGCCTTGTGCCGGCGTTGAACCTGGTCGCACCGATGAAGGCGAAGGATGTCGAGAGCGCCCCTCGCCTGACCGAGGTCATCGAGGACGTGTTCCCGTATCAGATCGCCGACCGCATGGCGTCGGGCTTCTACCGTTACGTCAACCTGAAGAGCGAAAGCGACGACGATCAGGCCCCGCGCACGATCCTTGAGCAGCACCGGCTGATGGACGTGGACGGGGACGGGGTTCCCGAGCCGTATATCGTCACGGTGGACAAGGCGACGAACGAGGTTCTGCGGCTTGAGTCGAACTTCTCGATGGCCGAGGCGATGCGCCCCGGAACGCGGGTGACGAAGCTCTACACCTATTACATCAAATACGACTTCTTCCCGCATCCCAAGGGATGTTTCTACGGCATCGGCTTCGGGCATTTGCTTGAGCCTCTGACTGATGTCGTCAACACCGCGATCAACCAGCTGATTGACGCCGGGACCGCGCAGATTGCCGGTGGCGGCTTTATCGCTGGCGGGGTGAGGTTGCAGGGCAATTCGTCTCGGATTCGGCTGCAACCGGGCGAGTTCAAGGTCATCAACGGGGTGACGGGCTCGCAGCTCAGGGAAGCGATTTTCGAGCGGACGGTGCCGCAGCCCTCGGTGGTGGCGTTCCAGCTGCTCGACATGATGCTCGCGGCGTCAAGGGATATCGCCTCGGTAAAGGACGTGATTACCGGCGAGGCGTCGAACAATGGACAGGTCGGAACGACTTTGGCCCTGATCGAGCAGGGCTTGCAGGTATTCACCGCGATCTACAAGCGGGTCTATCGCTCGCTCAAGGCCGAGTTTCAGCTGGTGTTCGACGTGATGGGGCATCACGGCGTCCCCGCGATGGCTGAGGACTACATGAACGTCCTCGATGACCCGCAGGCTGATTTCCAGGCCGATTTCAACGGCACCGACATGGACATTCGCCCGGTCTCAGACCCGACCTCGGTGACGAAGATGCAGAAGATGTCGAGGGCGCAGTTCCTTGGCGGCTTCCTCGGGCGGGGCCTAAACGACCAGGAGATTTACAAGCGGATGTTCGAGGCCGCCGATGTCGAGGATATTGACGCCCTGTTCCCGAAAGGCCCGCCGCAACCCGATCCCAAGACGATGGCCGAGGTTCAGGACAAGGCCGCCGCCGCCGGACTGAAGCAGGCGCAGACCGAGAAGATGGTGGTCGAGACGCAGCTGCTCCCGATTAAAGCGGGGGTGGCTGCGATCAAGACCGGCGCGGACATAGCAGGAGCAGCCAATGGACAGGGAGGAGTTCCAGGCATGGGTGGAGTCCCCGGTAACCCAATGGGTGCTTAGGGCGACTGAGAGGGCCGCGCAGCTACAAGAAGCGGCATGGGCGCAGTGTCTTTGGGAGGTCAAGCCGGACACTGATCTTGTAGCTTTACGCAACGAGTTCCGCACGAGGGCGGATGCTTACCGGGCGCTGGGCCAAGCCTCCTACGAGGACTGGTGCAGCTTGCTTGGCGAGGAACCTGAAGAGGGAGCCTGATGGGCAAGATACCTGAACTGAGCGAGTGCAATCCCGGCATCGAGCCGATGGAATACAATGTCCTGATCGCCCCCGAGAGCGCCGAAACGGTGACGAAGGGCGGGATCATCATCCCTGAGAAGGCGGCTGAAACCAACGGCCTTGCCAATCAGCGCGGGAGGCTCGTGGCGATGTCGCCGCACGCCTTTTCCTACGCCGAATGGCCGGACGGTGCGCGCAAGCCCCGGCTCGGCGACGCGGTGATCTTTGCCAAATACGCCGGAGCATTGCTCGACGGCGCTGATTGCAAGGAATACAGAGTCATAAAAGACAAAGACCTTATTGCTATCATCGTTGAACAGGGATAGTTTCCGCATATGGAAGAATGGCGGACGATACCAAGCGCCCCAGAATATCAGGCGTCAAGCCTTGGGCGCGTTCGTCGGCCAATCCCCACCAGACAAAATCCGACCGCACGGCCTCTGACGCCATCAGTAAATCTTCATGGGTATCTCTTTGTCAGCATTAGCGTCGGCGGGAAGAAAAAGAGCAAAAATGTTCATTCGCTGATCTGCGAGACATTTCACGGGCCTCGGCCCACGGCGGCACATGAGGTCGCGCACAATGATGGCGACCAGCGCAACAACTGCCCCGAAAACCTCCGTTGGGCGACAAGAAGGGAAAACTTCGCGGATCGCGATAAGCATGGGCGCACCGTGCGCGGTGAGCGTCATCACTCCCGCCTTCGCCCAGAGACCATAAGGCGCGGAGGTCGCCACCCGAATGCGCTTGTGACCGAGGACGATGTGCTGGCGATTAGGGCATCCAATGCGCGACAAGCGGATTTGGCAGCCCAATTTGGCCTGACACAGAGCACGATAAGCGACATTAAGACACGAAAAAGCTGGCGACACATTTGACCGCCTGAACGCTTCCCACTGACGGGAACAACCAAGCTCGCTTCGGCGGGCTTTTTTCATGCCTGAAGGAGCCATGATGGCCGAGGAAAATCTGGAACAGCAGGAAGCTGAACAGCAGCCCGCAAACTACGATCCCCCGCCCGAAACCGGCGAGGATCACGGCCCGGATGCAAGCGAGGAAATCTCCCCGGAGTCGCTTGCTTCCGAGCTTGGCTGGTGCCCGAAAGAAGAATGGCGCGGCAATCCCGACGAGTGGAAGCCCGCCGCCGATTTCCTGAAAAGCACGGTCGATATCAACAAGTCGCTGAGGAAAGACCTGAAAGCGACACGGGAAGCGTCGGAACGCGCCGCCAGGGCGGCTGCCGCGATCACCGAGAAAGCCATCCACGAGGAGCGGATGCGGCTGCTTGCGGCCCGTCACGAGGCCATCGAGATGGCCGACCCGGAGACGGCTTACCGGGCGGAACAGCAGCTTATGCGGCTGCCCGTCCAGCAGGCACCGGGGCCGGTTCCCGAGGCCGTGGATTTCGCTCAGCGCAATGCCAAATGGTATGGCATCGACCCGATTGCCTCGCAGATCGCGTGGAACGTGTGCGAGGCCAAGGCGAGGGCTGGGGTGAGCGACCCGAACGCGCAGCTTGAGGCCGCCGAAAAGGAGGTCCGCAGGCGCTTTCCAGAGTATTTCGAGGCACCGAAAAAGGCTCCTGCGTCCGTCGAGACCGACGGCTCGCGGGCGGCGGGCCATTTCCGCCGAGGCACCAAGGGCTTCAACGAGCTTCCAGCTGACGCCAAGCGCGCCGCCCTCGATTTCGAGAAGCGGGGCCGTGCGTCGCGGGACGAGTATGCACAACTCTACTGGCAGGAGAATGCCTGATGGCAGACCGTATTGAAGAAGAGCGCAAAGAGCGCCGCCGCCGCACTGACGGCACCCTTGACCGGACCTACAGCCTTGCGCTGGCAGTGCCGGTGGAGGCCGAGGAGCGTTATGGTTCCGACCACAATTTCCGGTGGATCAACGACGACCGCAACCGGATTTATCAGAAGACCCAGCTAGACGACTGGGACAAGGTTGACGGCGTTGATCCGATCACCGTTGGCACCGACCGCGAAGGCAGGCCGATGAAGGCTTACCTGTGCAAAAAGCCCAAGGACTTCTGCGCCCAGGACGAGGCAAGGAAGATGGCCGATCTCAAGGAACAGGAGATGGGCATGATCCAGGGCGTCCGCGA